AAATTACTAAACCTTATGGTGATACCGAACGTGTAGAAATTTTAGAAATGCATGTTAACTTAGACTTACCAGGATTTGAAGACTCTGATGGTTTAAAACTTCCTTACGTAGTTCATATGACCGATGAAGGAAAAGTTTTAGCAATCAGAAGAAACTGGAATGTAGAAGATATTAAAAAAGAAAAGAAAATGTATTTCACACATTACTATATGATTCCTGGTTTAGGTTTTTATGGTTATGGTTATTTACATTTAATTGGAGGTTTAACTAAAACAGCAACTTCATCAATGAGACAATTGATAGATGCTGGAACGTTTTCAAATTTACCTGGTGGTTTTAAAGCGCATGGACTTCGTGTGCTTGCACCTGATGAGCCAATTGCTCCTGGTGAATGGAGAGAAGTAAATAGTCCTGCGGGTGACCTAGGCAAGTCTCTACAGCCTTTACCATTTAAAGAACCTTCAGGTACATTATTTAATTTAATGCAGTATGTTGTTAATGCTGCAAAAGAGTTTGCTGACTCGACCGACAACATAGTAGATCAAGCATCTAACTATGGACCTGTTGGTACAACTATGGCTTTGTTAGAACAAAGTTCTAAGTTGTTCAGCGCTGTGCACAAGCGTCTGCATAACGCTCAATCCAAGGACCTGCGAATTTTAGCGAGATTAGATTTTGAGTATCTTCCTGATCTGTACCCGTATGAAGTCGCAGGTGGTGCACAACAAGTTTTTAGAAATGATTTTAATTTAAAATCAATTGATGTTCTTCCTGTGTCAGATCCTAACATGCCAACAGAAGCACACAGGATAGCAAAGATAAACGCGATTATGCAAATAGCACAACAAAATCCTCAAGCTTACAATATGGAAGCAATAGGTATGGAATTGTTTTCTGCTATGGGTATTGAAGAACCACAAAGATATTTAAAACAAAACATGCAACCTATATCAGCTGATCCTGTTACAGAAAATATGGCAGCTATGAAGGGGGCACCACTAGTTCCAAGGCAAGATCAAAACCATGATGCTCATATTGTAGCGCACGCTGCTATGATAAATAACGTAGCGTATAAAGAAAACACTATAATGCTTCAAGCTTTGTCTTCACATATACAAGATCATTTAGCTATGAAGTATAGAGGCGAGGTAGTCCAAATGATTGGCGATCCTCAAATAGTACAAGCTATGATGTCAGGACAACCACTACCTCCTGAAATGGAAAATCAAGTAGCGTTACTCACAGCCAATGCTTCTGATTCTATTATGAAGTTAGATGAAGAAAAACAAAAAATTATGTCTGGTCAAAAAAAAGATACAGCAGAACAACAATTAGAAATTCAAAGAGAAGAATTAGAATTACGTAAAGCAAAACTTGCTTTAGATGCTAAGAAACATCAAGATGAAATATCTTTAGAAGAAGCTAAAGTTATGATTGATGATGAAAATACAGATTTAGAAAGAGATCGTAAGATGGCAGCAGATGCTATGGATATGGCTAAGTCTGGAATACAAGATGCAAAGATAATGATTAAGAAAGATATTATGTAATGGCAGCAGATCCCAGACTAAAACGTGCAGGGGTCAGTGGTTATAACAAACCTAAACGAACTCCTAATCATCCAAAGAAATCTCATGTCGTAGTTGCTAAAGAAGGCAACAAAGTTAAAACAATTAGATACGGACAACAAGGAGCTAAGACAGCTGGTAAACCTAAAGCAGGAGAGTCAGCTAGAATGAAAGCTAAACGTAAATCTTTTAAAGCTAGACATGGTAGAAATATTGCAAAAGGAAAAATGTCTGCAGCATATTGGGCAGATAAAAGTAAATGGTAATGAAAGAGTTTAGATTATTATTTTTTATATTATTAGCTTTTGGATTCGTAGCTATTGCTACAGATACAAAAGCTGAAACCAATACAGTATCTTCAACTGTAGTTACAAACTCAACACCACCTACAGCAAATGCACCATCTATAATAAATTCTAATAGTGATATATGTAAAGTAGGCGTTGGCGGAAGTGTACAAAATAATGTACTAGGTGTAGCTACAGGTATATTAGTAGATGATGAACTTTGTCAAAGTTTAAAACTATCTCGTTCTCTATACTCAATGGGAATGAAAGTTGCAGCGGTATCAGTTTTATGCCAAGACCCAAGAGTATTTGATGCAATGACTGATGCAGGAACTCCATGCCCATATAATGGAGCTATAGGTACAGAAGCACAAAATTCTTGGATGGATAATCCAGATGATATTCCAGACGGAAGTAAATATAAAAAAGATTATGTGCAGGCAAGTAAGCCTGTAAAAGGAGAGATGAGTGATGCAGGTCATATTGCACTTTATAAGACTTTGTTCCTTATTACTACTGGTCTCCTCTTATTCTAAAGCAGATACCTGCTTACCTAATCACGAAGGTCTTTGTGAGCCAGGTGTTAATATAACAGAAGATACACAAGTAGAAGTTACTGAAGAAGACAAAGGCACAGAAATTGTAACTACTACAACTACTACAGTCACAACAACTACACAAACTATTACAAACGAAAACTCTGGTGATATATTAGATGGTAGTAATGGTTATGTATCATCTAGTCAAGAAGGTGATATGGATATTGACTGGGGTGGTCAAGGTCCTGCTAGTATGCCTACAGGAAATAATTGTTACGGGTTAGGCTCAGATAAATGTGCAGCTATTACTGGATCAGGTAATAGTACATCAACAATGGGTGTATCTGGAATGGGTACTACATTTATACAGACAGTAGACATTTCTGATTTAAATATAAATAATGGGGGAGAAGTTAAATATACAATAGAGGTAGATAAACAAGATGCTCAAGATAGAATATACATGCACATTACAGGACTTAACGGAAATAGTCAAATCTTTTCAGGAACTGACATACTGTCTGAATCTGGCGTTGCATCAGGTTACCAGTCATACAATGGGTCTTTCGATTTCAGTGGTGTTTTAAACAAAGTAACTATTGAAGTTGGTGGCAGAGATATTAATTTAGCAGTTGGACCTGTTTTTGATGATGTTACAGTAAACGTATTTTATAATGTTATTAATACAATTATTACACAACATATTACAACATTAGAAGAAATTTATTATTTAAACATATTTGATCCAACAGAAATAGAATTTGTAGAAGAAGTATTTGAATTCAATGATATAGTTGTAGATGATGGTATGATAGACTTTGCTCCTATTGAACCAGAAACAGAAGAGATATCATACGAATCTGTAGAGCTGGAGATTGATTTTGAAATGGATTTTAATATAGAGTTTGCACCTCCTCCACCACCAATGGAAATGCTACCACCTCCTGATATGGAAATGAATATGCCTATTAATATAGAAACAGTAGAAGCAGAAATAGAATTACAGTTAGAGGATTTACCTCCACCTCCAGATATGGTAGTATCAGTAGAAGAAATTCCTGAGCCTGAAATGGATATGCCAGAAACAGAAATAGAAGAAGGTCCTCCTAATATAGAAGAGGTAAAAGAAATACCAGTAGAAGTAGAAGAAACTATAGATGAACAACCAACAGAAGAAGAAACAATCGAACCCGATAGCGAAGCTACTGAGGAGCCCGTTGTGGAAGTTGAGGATAGTACCGAGCAAGAAGAAGTACAACAGGAAAAAACTGAAAAACCAGAAAAACCTGTAAAGGAACCTAGTGCTAAAGAGAAAGCAGCTACTAAAATAGTAAAAAAGATTGATGATAAAGCTAGATATGATGATGCAGCTCAAATGAAAACATTAATAGTAATGCAAATCTTAGGCAATACTAAAACATTTTTTGATACTCAATCAACAATACAAGATACAAATGTTAATGAGTATTTAAATAAAGTAATAGATGATCAGTATGGTGATCTATTTATAGCAGAACAAGGACAAATAATGGAGGATATAATAAATGCCCAGTATTGAGTATTCGGGAATGAAGATAACTGGAGGAAAGATGTTTGCCATTCTTACTTTGTTGTCTGCTCTCGGAGGAGCCGCATGGACAGGCTTTACTTTTTATCAGGATTATCTTGATATGAAGGAAAAAATAATTATGTATACGGAACCTGATCTATCATATTACGATGAGCAACTAGCAGTATTAAAATCAGAAATAGATATGATACTAGATGAAATAACACTAGTAGCTGACGTAGCTAAAGATTTAAAGAATGATATGAAAGCAGATCTACGTCAGATGAATGGTGATATTAGACATATTACAGAAATTGTAAATGATGTAGAAGATAGACAGAAAGAAGATGCTAGAGAACTTCTAGATGAAATGAAACTACTAGAAGAAAATCTTGACTTAAAAATAAATAAAGCTTTAAGTAATCCTTTATCAGGGTTGACATCTAAGAAGTAGTTACTATATAATACCTATATAGCTGCCGTAAGGAGCTAGTAAACTTTGCTTTCAAAGGAGGTATATTATGACAAGCTTAGAACAATACAATCCGTTTTGGATAGGATTTGACAATATATTCAATAGGATGGATTCTTTAGAATACACATCATTTCCACCATACAATATAAGAAAGATCGACTCTGAAAACTATGAGATCGAAATGGCTGTTGCTGGTTTTACTAAAAAGAATGTAAAAGTAAAGTATGCAGAAAATACTTTAACTATTACAGGAACTAAAAAAGACAAGCAAGATGCAGATAAACTAATACACAAAGGAATATCAGAAAAGAACTTTACTAAGAAGTTTGAATTAGCTGATGACTTTGTAGTAGAAGACGCAGGGTTGCAAGACGGACTACTTTGTGTTAAACTTAAAAAGATAATTCCTGAAGAAAAGAAGGAAAAGATTATCGACATTAAGTAATCTTACTTTCGGGGGTGTCTTTAAAGGTGCCCCCTTTCAGAATTACAGGAGAACAAATGCTAGATCAAGTTAGAAATTATAAAGAACGTATGCAAAAAGTTTTGGCTGAAGCAATAGAAGCCAATAATCAGCAGCTGCTTAGTGGCAGTACTGATGACTATGCAGGCTATAAATTCTTAGTAGGCATAGGGCAGACATTAAATGATATGTCTGACAGACTAGAAACTGAGTATAAGAAATTATACAAAGACATCGCAGGAGGAACAGATGAATAAATTACCTAAACCACAGGGTTATCGTATGTTACTTAAACCTTGGGAACCATCAGCAATGACATCAGGCGGAATACTCTTATCAGACCAAACTAGAGAGTTAGCTAAGTTTGCATGTGTAGTATCTCAAGTAGTAGATATGGGTCCAGAATGTTATAAAGACATGGACAAATCAGCTACTACGTGGTGTAAAGTAGGCGACTATGTTTTAACAGGTAAGTATGTAGGACTTAAATTCAAATATGAAAATGAAGATTATTCTATCATAAATGATGACGAAGTTGTTGCAGTAGTACCTGAACCAGATAAAATAAAAC